ACGATCACTTTGAAAATGCTAAAAGATACCAAATCCCACGAGCCCAATTAATTATTGCAGATATACCGTATAACATTGGTAAAAATGCATATGGTAGCAGAAGTGATTGGTACGTGGGGGGGGGACAATAAAAATGGAGAATCAAAGAAAGCTAATAGTGAATTCTTTGATACTGACAATGATTTTAAAATCTATAATTTTTTCAATTTTTGTACTCGATTATTAAAGAAAGAGCCGAAGGAAAAAGGGGAAGCACCATGCATGATCATATTTTGTTCATGGCAACAGTTGAATGAGATTACAGAGTATTCAAAACAATTTGGTTTCAAACATACGCAGCCATTGTTCTTTGTAAAGAAATCATCATCACAAGTGCTTAAAGCAAATATGCGAATTGTAGGTGCTACCGAATGTGCTTTAGTTCTTTGGCGTGATAAGCTGCCTAAATTTAGAAATGGTAGACAAATTGGAGAAGACGGAAAGCCAATTAAAGGGACTGGACGAATGATTAAAGATTGGTTTGAATTTGAACGTGATGGAAAAGACATACCGAAGATTCATCCAACGCAAAAGCCAGTAAATCTGTTGAAACAGTTGATTGAGATTTATACGGACGAAGGAGACGTAGTTATTGATCCGGTAGCTGGTAGTTGTTCAACACTTAGAGCTTGTGCGGAATTGAAAAGAAGTTGTTATGGATTTGAAATTAAAAAGAACTTTTACAACGAAGCAAAAGAAAAGATGTTGTCCAACGTAGAAACACAATTATTTTAAAGGAGTAAAGAATGAAAAAAGAAATAAGGATGAGAAAAGCAAATTACATAAGAAAAGACGAAATCAATCTATGTAGATTTGTTGAAATTTGCTATTCGGTTATTGAAAGAAATATCGAAGGCAAATGGGAATATGTAGGCAAAGTCAAAGAAAAAGGATTGCAAATCAGGAATAGAGTTTATTTATTTGATGATAAATATAAATTAGCTCATTACAAAGACACTAAAATTTTAGAAGTTTTTGAAGGCATACCTGAATGGGCAACACCTAAAATGATTGAAAGATATGAGGAATTTAAGGCGGAACAGAAAGGGAAACTATTGTTTTCTAAATAGAAGGAGAAACAAATGACAAGTACAGAATTAATTAAAGATATGCTTGAAAGACAGAAAAAGCATGATGAAGCAGTATTTAAGAAGCACAATATCCAAGGTGTTTCTAAAAGCCAATTAGAAAGTGCGTTGTTTGATGAATTAGGTGAATTGATGCACGCTCAGAAATCAGATTGGTGTTGGTGGAAGTTCACTCAAGAACCTAAAGACGAAGCTAAAGTATTTGAGGAATACATTGATGTTGTACATTTCGCATTAATGTACGAAATTAAGTTCGGTACAGGATGTTATCAATATGAGGACATTAAGTGGAATTATAACAAGTTGAAAACGGATTTAGGTTTTGGACAGGCATATGCGTTTAGTTGTGTAATCAGTTTAACACGAGATGATAACGTATTAGCTTACGTAATCGCATTGGGATTGCATTTAGGATATTCGTTTGGGGAAATCTACAACGAGTATATTCGCAAGAATGAGATCAATAAAGAAAGATTAGCGAATGGGTACTAGGATATGTGGATTAGAAGTCAAGATAAAAAAGCGTTATTAAATGTAAATCAAGTATTAATTATTCCCAGTGTAGACGGAAGCATATATTACATAAACGATTCTTTAGGAGAAGAAAGCAATGTATTAGGCATTTATACAAGCGAAGAGAAAGCTTTATTAGTTTTAGACATGATTGAAAAAGTATCAATGTATTCAGGCAATACTTTGTTTCAAATGCCTGCGGATGATGAGGTAGATGTATGAAACTAATAGAATTGCTTCCATTGATTGAATGGCCTAAAGTAAACGTTTATGAAAAAAGAAAATATATACCATCTAAATTTATCGTATCGGTTAATCCAAAAAAGAATAAAAAATGTATTTCTAACGATTTATTAGATAGAGAAATTCATTCAATATCAATAAGTTATAATCATGAATTCAACATTTACATTTGCAATAAGAAAGCTGATGAAGAATTTATTAAAAAAGCGATTTCAATTGGATTGATTCAAGATGTTAATAATGATGATTCAAATGAGGAGGATGAATTTTAATGGAAGCGTTTGTTCAAATGTCACTAGAAACATATGATGCGTTAAAGTCTAATAACGAGTATTTAAAAAGAAAGCTAAAAGAGGAACAAGAATCACATAGTGAAGATGTTGCACAAGCCAAAAAAGAAATAAATGATTTGGCCGAAAAAATAGATCAATATAAAAAATACATTCTAGAATGTCGGTGCAAATTGTTAGATGTTGATAATAATTCACTAGAGCACTACTTGAATGCATATCCATGGAATTATGGAATGAATTGTAAAGATGAATTATTAAAACTAGGGTTCACAAAACAAGATATGGATGGATTTATAGCCGATAAATACGAGGAATTAGTGAAAGAGAAAGAAGAAGATGAAGATGATTAAATTAAAAAATGGATACGGAATTACATCTGATGGAAAAAGCTATACTTTAGTTCAAGATGCAATTCAAAAAAGCAAAGACGGAGTTGAAACGGAAATCAAGAAACAGATTTCCTTTCACTCAACTTTAGAGAGTGCGTTACAAGGCTATTCAAATTGTAGAATGTCAGATTTAGTTAGCAACGTAGATTTAGACTTGAAACAAGTTAAACAGGCTATTGACGAATTAAAAAAGGAGATAAAGGCATATGAAACAAGATGAAATGACAATTTGCCAATGTATTGAATATTTAGATTCAATGGTAGGCGATGACAAGAATGTTAAAGATTGCCTAGATTACATTGAGCGTAAAGCGAAAGCTATGGATAAAAAGTTAAGAGAATATAAATCTATATTTGAAGAAAAGCAAGAGACTAATCTAGATTATTACAAAGATGAAATTCTAGAAAATTGTATGTGGAATTTGGCTTTAGTAGACGGAAAACCTAAGCGTTGTAATCAAACTAGGTGTAACGACTGCGAATTTAACAAAGATATACCAAGAGAATGTCATAAAAGAACAATAGAGTGGCTAAAGCAGACCCATAAAAAACCAACATATAAGCTAACTCAATTTGAGTATGATTTGTTAAGCGTGCATAAAGATTATAAAACGTATAATAACATTGCAAATCAAATACATTTGTTTAAAATGCGTGAAAAGGGATATTTTAAAGACATTGATACAAAAATTCCAATTCGTGAAATCTTAGATAATTGTAAGGTGGTATGATGATTTATTTCTTTGCAGGATTTTTTATAGGGGGCATAGCTTCAATGCTCCTTTATTCCTTAGTTGTTTCAGAACGAATTAATGAATTGGAATTAGAGAATGGTAGATTGATTGATGATCTCAACAAAGCTGAATATGAAGCAAGAAAGTATAAGTATCGAAATAGAGGAGTGTCGTATGATGGGTTTGAAGAAACGAAATAAACCTAAAGAAAGTACGAATGTACAAATTAAATTGAATGTTACTGTTTCTGATACAGAAAACAGTAATTCATGTAATATTGTGGATTCATTATTAAATGATATTTGGAATATTGCGTTGGAAAAAGAAGGGGTAGAAGCTCAAAGTATGAGTTCAAAATACATGAAGGAGAAAATAGCAAAATGATGTATTTAAGTATGGCAATTCACAATATAGCGGTAATGATATTTACCGCATACATGGTGATTCATGTACACCCTATTTGGGCAGTATGTATCTTATTCACTCATAGAATTGGAACTAAAGTTGTACGTGTTCCAATTGAGAGTGATGAGGATGATGCAAAGGATGATGTATACGGAATGGATTGGAATGAAGAAGATGATTACAACAACTCAAGTAGAGACAAGTTTTAACAACATAGAAAAAGCTCTGAAAGATAACGGATTCTATGCACTTTATGACGATATGGTATTAATTAAACAAGCTTTAATCGAGAGAGACAGGAAAATATACGGATTGCAGCAACATAACAGAAATTTAGAGGATAAATTAGGAAGGATAGGTGGTTATCATTATGGAAATCCTAAACAATAATATCTATTGGTGTGACTTGCCAAAATACAGTAATACAATTCTTTATAAAAGGAGACCTTGTATCGTTATTTCAAACGATATTCAAAATAAAGGGAGTAAAACAGTGAATGTAATTCCAATTACTAGCAATTTAAAAAGAACAGATTTGCCATGCCATGTAATGATTGATACAGGACATGAGTACGGAATGGCAAAAGCGGAACAAATCTTAACGATCAATAGAGAAAATGTTAAGTGGCATATCAAGCAATTAGATTGGCAAGAAGCAAAAGAAGTAAAATGTGCATTATTAACTCAAATAGGAATTATTTAATGATTGTATAATGCCTAAAAGAGATACGGAATACGAGCATTTCAAAGAAACCTGCGGAGGATGGTTTAATTACCATGGCAATATTGGTTTAAGAGCAGGTGATGTGGCAATGGCAACTTTGTTTGATGAAACTGAATTAGTACAAATTGTATTGACTAAACCTTATACCTTCAATCGCTGGTGGTGTAAGATCGTTGGTTTCAATAGTGATGGAATTGAATATCTAGTTGACAGAACAATGATATTTCAGATTTTGATTGATAAAGACTATAATTTGCGTAGAAAAAGAAGGAAAACTTCTTAAAATCAATTTAAACACGTCTAGAAGTGATTCTAACAAGCGAAATAGATTGAGATGAGTATTTGTTAGGGTAAATAAAGAAAAGGCTAAAAACACGTTTAAAACGATAAATATGTTTATAGCCTTTTTATTGTGCAAAAGAATTTAAAAAATCAGGCGGGAATTCTCGGTTACTTGTAGCCGAGTAGTTCACAAATTTATTAAATTAATTGTTTACATAGGTATCATGGTATGATATACTATGTGTGTAAAGAAAAGTACTTAGGTACTTAGGAGGGCATAACATGAAGCAAGTACATATTGGGTATCACAGTTTTACAAATTCAGGAATCGTAGAAGCAGTAGCAAACGTATTATATAAAGACGATTTCAATGTTGAATTATTTGGTGTGGATTTATGGGCGGATGAATTGCCTAACAATTATCAGATTGTCGATTATGGGTCAAGAGAAACAATGCTAGTATGCGAAGACGGAGAAATCATTGATGATGCAGACGAAATCGCAGAATGGGAAGAAAAGAACTGTTATTAAGCAATAGAAAGTAGGAGGAAAAGAAAATGTTGAAATGGAATGAAAGGCTCATGCAGTATGAATCGAATAAAAACTTAGAAGAAACTATTAGATCGTTTGAAGGATATATTGGATGCGTATATCCTCATGATGAATCGTCTTATTTTATTTGTAGTGGAGGAAGAATGAAGCTTTCATACGTACAGTGTACAGATGGCGGATTCTACGGGGAAATAAGGGTATGCAGGATGCTATGTGATGGTGAATATGTAATTCCTGAGCCATCAAAAGAGGTTGTAGCTATTGCAGATGCCTTAGAAAAGAAATTACACGAAGATTTAAGATCGTAGGAGGGATGATGTATGGCAAAAAGCAGTGAAGCAAGATTAAGAGCAAACAATAAGTATGCGAAAAAGAACGTAAGTCAAATTTGCTTGAAATACGTTACAAAGAACAATAGAGAGATTCTAGAAAAGTTAAATTCAGTTCCAAGCAAGGCAGATTACGTAAGACAACTGATCTTAAAAGATTTAGAAAGAGAAAAGAAAGAGGCTAACAACAAATAGCCTTTTTTTATAGGTTTTTTTCACACGTCTGCATTGAAAAATGGTATAATATATGTAGTTAGGAAGTACCTAAAAAAGACCAAATATTGCCACTTTCTAACGAGACATTTTTTACTTCTACTTACTCAGAATTGAGTGCCTCAGAGAAATCTGAGGATATTATAACGGTGTAAGTGCAATATTGGAGAAAGGGAAAAGATGGAAATTACAGAGGTACGAACTAGAGAGGATATGATTAATAATTTAAAGGCCCATGGAAATTACAGTAAGTTTAAGCAAATCATGCGTGCTTCAAAAAAAGCTTACAGTGAACGCATGGCAAATTATAAAATATCAAAGTCAAAAGAAAATGCCTCTGATCTAAAAGTTGAGTGGAAATTAATTGAAGGTTTTGACGGAATATACTCTGTAAGTAATTATGGGGAAGTGAGAAATAACAGAACGGGTAAATTAATGAAGCATAGAAAGAATGAAAAAGGATATTTGCGTATAGGCTTGACAACAAACGGAAAACAAAAATGTATGAGGGTGCATAGATTGGTCGCACAAGCTTTTATACCTAATCCTGAGAATAAACCCGAGGTAAATCACATTGACTTCAATAAGGAAAATAATTGCGTAAATAACTTAGAATGGGTTACGTGCAAAGAAAATAGCGATCATTCATTTGGGAATAGAAAACGTTCTAACGAAAAAAATTACAAAAAAGTTAGTAATACAGGTGAAAAACATATATCGTACCAAAATGGATATTACGTTGTAAGAATGTTCGGGAAAAAATATTTCTGCAAATCATTTAAAAATTTAGAGGATGCTAAGAAATGCAGAGATGAAAAAATAAAAGAAATATACGGGTAAATCGCAATAAATAACGCACTACAAACGCAACAAAGTTTAGTGCCACCCCATTCGCAACAACGCCCCCGAATCGCAATAGCCCTCCAATCGCAACAGGATTTGCGTGAAACGTGCACGTATATTGCAACAGAGGTCGGGGGAAAAGAAGAAAAACAAGTAAATCCAGAGATATAGAAACGTCCATACAGTCAAATATGCGTAATAAACACGATAAGTTCCATAATGTTTATACTAATGTTTACACACGATTGTTTAGGTTGGTTCATAAATTGTCACGTAGTCATATACTACTACTGAAATGAATAGGCAGATATTTCATTTCATACTCCTTTAGAAATTCTTTATTAATTCTATATCTTGTCGATTGTATGGTTTAAGGTTCTGTATTGCACAGAGCCTATATTATAAGTAATTCTGCATATTTTAATTGATTGATCTAAAGAAAAAGAGATATATCTTAAGTCCCTCGGCATATATATAATAGGAAAGAGGTTCGGGGGAGATAAAGATGGGTTTTGACTTCGGGGGAAAGAAGAAAAGATGAGCTACGTCCTCCGCAGAGCCTTCCAAATCCTAATATAATAAGATATATACAGTATTATTACTATTATTATTTACCTATCAAGTTCTAATGAAGTTTGATGGGTTTTTTTATTGCTTTATTTGCTGAATTAATCATTTGTGAACAAAAAAATAAAGAATTCCTTTAAATAAAGGGCATTTTAAGTGTTCCAAAAAGAAAATTTTGTCAAGAAATAAAATAAATTTTGTATTTTGTATTTTGTAATCGGCGAAAAATTTTATATTTTGTATATTTTGTATTTTGTAAATTGTTCACGATTCATAGACAAAAACACGGTGTAGTACGAAAATATCCGCTATTATATTCACGATTCGTGAACAAAAAGTGAAAAAAGTGTTGAAAATATAACGATACCATGATATAATAACAGTGTAAAGAAAAGGGGTGACATCCAAAAATAAGACATAAAAAAATGATCATGCAAGCCGGAAAACTTGAAACATGATCATTCAAAAAGCGTATATATATAAATATAGTATATGGAGGTAAAGCCCCAATAAATATATATACGTCCTTATTATAACATATGGGGCTAAAAAAGAAAATGTTATCTATTTATGAAACTTCAACTAAACACGTGGCTTATATGGCTACACAATACGACGACATTGCGCATTCTACAGACGGCGCAATCATGGAAGCGCTTGGCGATGAAATTCTTGAAAATATGTATGATGATGAACTTCTTCCGTTATGGTTTGAATTTAGAAGTGAACGATATAATGAATATTATTATGAATTAGATAATGATAATCTTGATTCATGTTTATCAAGCTATGAGCCTAATGAAATTGTAAGAATGACATTGGCTGGTGACTTCCATTATTGCGACGATTATTTCATTATTAATGATTATGAGAATTTAGAAAGTTTTTCAGATTATAGACTATTAGAAGAAGCTAGAAAAGATGATGAGTTCAAAACTTGGCTTACTGATGAGAAAAGTGACTGGAATATGGATTGGTTAGAAGAAACTAGAAAGCAGTATTTAACATATTTGAAAGAAGGTTTCTAATATGGTAACGAGAAAAAAGCTTAACAAAATGAATAACGTTCAAGTGTTATTACTTGCATTACTTAAATTCTACTTCTATATATGTTTTGACTTATTATTGTTTGGCTTGTTCCTATGTATATCTAACATAGTGTTGCCATTAATTTATAATTAATTGAAAGGATGAAAGAAATGAAAACCGAAACGATCTTAAATAAATTATTAAAACTAAAAGAAAAACCATTTAATGCTGAATTATTAGACAATGTTATAAATGAACTTAAAATCGATGTATATAATGAAAACATGGGCTTAAAAAATAGAAAACAAGACCCACAAAAGAAAGCACTAAAATTTTTAAATGATAATAAAAAACGTTTTTCAGGTTGTAGAAGTTGCTTATCATATGCATACAAAACTATTATAAATGGTAATGATGTACAAGTGTTTACCGATAGTTATATAGCTTTTATTCTTAAAACATTCTACAAATTGCCTTTATGGGATGAAGAAAATGGATCGTATCCACAAATTGAAAGACTATTGCCGGATAAAAAATACGGCGAAATTGTTGATCTTGATTTTAAAGACATTATCGCAAAACTAAAAGCGAAACAAATACCAGATAGTGATGGAACTAAAATTATAGAAATAAATAGTAAAAGTTATAAATGCTTTTTTAATGCTGATAATATTAAAAAGATATGTGATATATTAGGAACTATGGAACTTGTCATGCGTTTATATGGTGAAATGAAACCAGCACTTATTATAGATGTAAAAAATGATAATCAAGCTATTATTACACCTATTAGAAAGTATTGTTAAAAAGGAAGTGAAAAGAAATGACTAAAATATTAAAAAAAGACATTGTGATATTATGTAATTGTATTCAAGGATTGAGTTATCAGCATATAAAAGAGAATGAAAAGGGGTGTTATAATCATAATATAATAAACTGGTATAATATAAAGCCTTATACTTGTAAAGAGGTTTACTTTTTATTCTATAAAGACGATTATAAAATTGTGTTAACTGCTGATAATAAAAAAGAAATGTTTATTAAATTGTTAGAATTATATGAAAGTGGATTAAATAATTGGATAGAGACTTTTAAAAAAGATAATAATAAGACTAAAAAAGAAAAAAATAGGCTAAACGTCCATAAAAAATTATTATTAGAATTGAATAAGGTGGTTGATAGATGATTGATCAATTGTCTACAATATTAGTATTCATTCTACTGCTTGCATTCTTATATAAGTATTGGTTATTTATTATTATATTATTTATTGTGTTATTTATTATTATAATTCTATTATGCTAGTTAAAGCTTTAAATGTTTAACTAGCTTTTTTTATTGTCTTTTTTCTTCTTGCTTTTTTCTTCTTGCTGCTAAAACTATTTACATGATCACGATTGAATGTTGTTCATGTATTGCATACATAAATATATATGCGTTTGGTGTAATGGTTTGAAAATCGCAACAGGAATTTACGACCCTACACACCCCATGCCTTCCCTCTCGACCAAACCACATTTTTTACACCTAGCACTTAATACAACAGAGTGCTAACACAAATAATTGCTAACACAAACCGCCCCCTTTTTTAGATAAAACTTTTTGGAAAACGAAAATTCGAGTTTTGAAAAAAATGAGTTCATGTATTTTTGCGAGGGGTAAGCGAGTAGTAGACGAGGGGTAAAAACGTCCTCAATAAAATCATTTATAATGTAGGGAGGTAGAGAAAGAGAGGATGAGAGTATGCCAAGGGCAAAGAGTGTTTCAGAATTAAAGCGTGAGGATGAGGCTAAAAGATTCTTTGACGAGTATTCAAAGAGTGGGAATATTACGAAGTCCATGCAAAAGATTCGTCCTGATTTAAGCGATAAGAGTGCTTATAACAAGGGATATAAGATATTAAACAGTCCTTTATTTAGGAATGTCATACATGAGAGGGTAAAAAAGAGAGATCAAAGGAGTGTTATGACAGTAGAGCAACGCAGACAATGGCTTAGCGATAACATTCAAGACGAAGAAAAGGACATGAAAGACAGATTGGGTTGTTTAAAGGAATTGAATAGAATGGATGGCATAGGAAAGAGCAATATTTTAAATGTTGGAAGTGTCAATAATATTACTGTTGAACAGAAAAGAGCGATTGCAGAGGAAAGAATCAACGATATATTAGGAATCAACATGGGAAGTGAGTTTTTAGATGCCGAGGTAGTAGAACACGAGGAGGACGATAACAGTGAAGAAACAGACTCTTAGTGTTACGGAACAGTATTTTAAGGATGTAGAGGACTTAAAGGAAGCTAAAGCTATTAATAAGAGCCAAGAAGAAGTTGTTAGGTTGTTGAAGGGAGCTACCCCCAAGTATAAATTAAAGAATTGGACGAGAGGATATATCCCCGAGCATTACAAACGACTAAATATTTCTAGACAAGAAGCTTTTAGACTAGCGGTTATCGGTGCAAGAGAGGCTTTGACATATTTTCAAGTCAATCTTCACTTCACACAAGCTATGTTGTTCGGTGCGGTTGTAGAGGGTTACGATACTATATACGCAATTACAACTTCTCAATATGGGAAAAGCTGGACTTTAGGAATGATTGCTATTTATCGTGCTTATAAAGGACATCAAGTACGAATTGCGGCCGCAACTGGAGAAACCGCTACTATCATCATGTCCAAAGTAATTGGGCATTTACAAAATGCAGACGAGTCTATTCAGAGTTCCGTATTAGATTCAGGAAACAAGATTGAAAAATTACAGACTTCTACTTCCAAAACTAAAATTTCCTTCAAGGGTGGAGGATGTGTAGAAATCGTTACATTAGGTGGAAACAGTGTTGACCCGAAGAAAAACAACAACGCTATCGGTAAGGGTGGAGATTATATTATTGACGAAGCGGCCCAAGTCAGTGAAGATGCGTATGCCGAGATAGGACGAAGGGAATTTTCAAGTGTTGACGGTTCAAAAGAACTTGAAATCGCTATTTCCAACCCCCACAAACGAGGAGAGTTCTACGATTGCATGACAAACGACAAATACCCCGAAGGAACATTAGTTGTTTGGATGGATGTCCGTACTGCTTACGAAGAAGATCGTATGAAAAGTGCATCTCAGATACTAAATTCGCATTTTTACAAGAATAGAAGTACGTGCCAACGTTATTTAGTATGCGAATTAGAAGAATTTTCAGACGAAAGTATGTTCAAAACCATGACTCTAGATGATGATAAAGTCGATAGTTCCTATAAAAAGCGTTTTTTCTTAGGTATTGACTCGGCTTATACAGGAAAAGATGGTATAGATGTTGCTTTATGCTCTCAAAATAGATACGGAAACTGTAAAATCGAGACAATTTACAATCTAAAAGATGGTGTTTGGGTGCAAGGAGTTACATCCGAGAAGATTATTGCCAAGATTGTTAAGATTATCGAGACATTAAACATCAAATATGTTTGTGTTGACGTTGGTTTCGGTACTTGGTTGACCGAAGGATTGTCAAAATACTCTGAGAAGCTAGGATTTATCCTTGAAGGTGTCAATTTCCAAGGAGGACCAACAAAAACACGTATAAAGGCAAGACATTACAGTGCAGTTTATGCATTTAATCTAAGAGCGGAAATGTATTTAGACTTTCAGCAGCTAATGGACAGTAAGAAGTTGACCTTCACAACGGAAGTTGCCAAAAGATTGAAGCCTGAATTGCTTGCTACAAGGACTGTATCGAAGAACAACAAGAAGATAGCCATTATTCCTAAAGAGGAGATAAAACAACGCTTAGGACACTCTCCTGATGCCCTAGATTCCTCGGTACTTTCTGTCCGCAGTTGTTTAATGTATAATCTAAGCAGTGAAATACTTGCGTATGCAGAGAACGATTAGGAGGTGCTAATTTGAGTCGAAGAACAAAGAAAAGACAAAAGGATAGAGTTAAACTAGCATCCAATACCTATGTGTCACATAACATTTCGCAAAATATTCACAGTTCTAATGCAGAAACCGAAGCCGAAAAAATAATGGAAGCTATGCTAAACTGCAATTCAGACTGCATCAACGGATTTGTAAAGACAGACTTTAAGAATCAGTTTGATGAGATTGATTGGATGATAGACAATCTACCAACGCTACCATATGTTATCGGTAAGGTTATTGACTTTATATTCTCAAACGGTATCACAACAGGTGATGAGAATTTAGACAAGAATGTTCTTATGCCATTCCTTTACAAACACAATGTACAAGGTGTTACAAACTATTCTGTACTTCAAAATGCTATTATGCAGTCCTTACTGTACGGAAAATGCGGTATTCGTTGGCTAGACGAAGATAAGGGGATTGTTACAGAGAATTATCGCAACTATGTTTCTATCATGCGTGAAGATGATGAATATAAAGGCTTTAGAGTTCCTATCTGTTATGCTATGTCGGCAGACGATAAAGAACCTATCTCATTAGGAACAAAGGAAATCGACTTTGACGAAGCGTTATTCCTTAAAACAGGCAAATTAATGTCAAAAGACGGAACAATCATTGTAGAAATCCCTGATAATTTCTGCAATTTAAGAAACGGAACAGACCATGAGAACGGATTATCTTGTTTATTGCGTGACAAACAACGCCTAAAGCTATTAGGTACGGTTTACGAGCGTTTGAATTACGATATTCAGTATGATGGCCCTGGACGTTTGATTTTTTGGCTGAAAGATGGATTTGCCAAAGGAGATACGATTGATTTATCGGCTTCCCAAGTTTTAGACGAATCATCAAGTTCTAAAGCAGACAGAGCCGACAAAGCAAGAATTGAAGCTAAACGTTTAGGTCAGGAAATCAGAAATTCAAAATCAGACAATGTAATCCTTGCAAGTTCTATTTTTGAAAAGATGGATCACTTGCCTCGTGTTACAAAAGGTACGGAGTTCTTAGAATACCTTCAAATGAAGGAAGGTTCTATTATTTGTCAGTGTTTCGGTCTTACTCCTGAATTGATTGGTTTAGGGGATGTATCAGGAAACGTATCTATGGAAAGAATCATAGATAATGCCATGACAAATACAATCGTACCAATGCGAGAAAGGTTCGCCACTCAGATTTCTCCTATGTTAAGTGAGAAATTAGGTGTACCAAAGGTTTATTTTGATAAATACGAATTGAAAGAACAACAAGACAAGTCTGCAAAGACATATAAATTAGCCTTGTCAGTTACTCAAATCGTAGGTGCTATTGTCAACGGAGCAGAAGCGTTAGACAAGAGCACAAAGAATTACATGATGGAATCAGTTACTAGAATGATGGATTCTATCGAGAAAACGCTATAGCGAGAGGAGAAAATAAAATGGAAATGGATATTTTAAAAAGTATCTTATCTGAAAATGAGGTAACACCCCTAGGAAGTTTGAATGGAACTCCGTTATATTCATTTGAAGATGCACAGAGAATCAACAAAATTGGATTGGTAAAAGAGAAAATCCAAGGTAAAGAGGTTGAATTTGGTGAAAGACCTATGCGACCTGATGGATTAGGGTATTTGGAAACAAAAGCCAGTGCAATCGCAGTTCCAACTTCTTTCTTTGAGAACAGATATAGAAAAGTAGAAATCGTAAAAACTAGTCTCAATGAAAAAACAAAGAAGGAAGAAACTGTTAAAGATGTATATTACGAAGTCGTAACAGACTACAGAGCTTGCAAAGAACAGGCTAGTGGACGTGTATATACAACTACAATTCATGTATATCAGATTGGAGCTAAGAAAGATTCAAAAGGAAATGCTGATTTATTCTTAATTGGTCAAAGAAATATTTCAGATACAGACTTTATCAACGAGTTCAAAGGTAAATTGAACAAAGAATCAATGGTCAAGATTCTTAAATTGATTGGTAATAACCCAACAAAACAAGTAGAAGATACATTAGAGTTTTAATTAGAAGTAAAAAGTAGAAAAAAACAAGGCAATATTTGGAAATAAACAAAAGGTATAAACAGTTTTCACTGTTTATATAGATTTTTGCATATTTCGAGGTATTGCCTTTTTATATGCAAATTAACGAAAGGAGATACATAAATGTCAATTAAACGTAGTTTCACTGTAAAAATCACTTTTAAAGAAGGGTACGGAGACCCTATCACTTTAACAGGAAAAGATGCAACTGCTTTTAACACTGCTTGGCATAACAAATTGAATGACCAAGACGGAGCTATTGGATTTGAATGGCCAGTTATTACGACAACAGGTGAAACACCTAATCAAAAAACAGTAACAACTTATACTTCATTCTTATTCTGCAATGTAGCAAAAGTAGAACGCTCAGAACAAACAGAAACAAAGTATACAGACGATCAATGCCATGATGCTTAGAAGGAGATACCATGCAAAACAACGTACAAACTATTAACGGTGTTACTTGGTTCGATTCCCTAGAAGAAAGAAATGCTTTCTTAAAGCAAAATGGTAGACATGAGTTCGCATTGGAAGAAGCAGCAAAGAACGCAAAACAGTATTTGAAACTTCTTGATGTAATTGAAGAAAAAACGCAAATTGACGTTTATTCAAAATTAGATAGCGGTACTTTGCTATACGGATATGTAGTTCTAGAGCCTAAGAAGAAATACAAGATTCCCGAAGATAAAGTTTTGTTAGAAGCACTTAGAAACAAAACTATCCAAAAAAGATATGATTCCACAATGGAAGAAATCTTAAAAGGAGCAAAGATTCCATACGAAGTCAAGAAATGTAATTCATGTGGTGGAAGGATTCAGAAATTATTCTATAAGCCCGTAATCGTAGTAGAAACGGAGACTAAGAAATAATGCCACAAAAGAAAAGAGTTCCAACATATGTAGCAAGCATTAAAGATAGCCTTGATCGTAGAAAAAAAGGAAAAGCATTTTACGACAATGCAATCACTTTAACGAGCGTAGATAAAGAAAACAATTATGTCAGTGTGAACCTATCCTCAGGGTACGTAGAAAACAAGCCTACACGTCTTATTGACGAGGGGGCAATAACATATGAGGGTGGAGATGATATTCGTCTATACATCAAAAAAGGGGCAGTACAAGCGTTCTACGATAGCTTGAGTTCTGATTATGTAGGATATATCAACTTAGCTCACATTGACATTACATCACTCCCTTTAAACTTAGGTACATGGACTAAAGATGATTTAACAGTTGTCGATATTGGGGATGGAAGAAAAGGTCTTGATGTAAACGTCAAACTAAATAGGGAATTGCACATAGTGCAAGATTTATTGAAACAAGAAATACCATTGAGTATTAGTGCAGAACTGAGAGGAACACTCGATTTTGAATCGTCATTTAAGTTTAATGCACCATTCTACAACGAAATCGAGATTGCTGGTTTCTCAGTTGTTGCAAATCCAGCCAATGTAAACAGTACAGGCGAGAATTTAAACAGTAAAGGAGACTCAGAAATGAACCTATGGGAAAAGATTTTAAAGTTGAGTTCTGAAAATAAAGAAGAAAAGAAGAATGAAGCTTTAGAAAACAAAGAGGAAGAAAAAGAAGAAAAAGAACCTTCTAAAGAAGAAAAAGCACCTGAAAGTAAAGAAGAAGGAACAGAAAACAAAGAAGAAGCTAAAAAAGGCGAAGAAACATTAGAAACTGTTGAAATGTCTAAGGATGACATGGAAAAAATCAACAAATTCATGGATGCTTTTGAAGCTTTAAGTGCAAAGGTTGAAGCATTAGAAACAGAAAATGCCGAATTAAAAGAAAAATTAAAAAGTTCTAAGAAAGAAAAAACAGAATTTGAAAAGAAAGCAGAAAGCACATTAGACAGATTGTCTAGTTTGATCTCAGGACAAGCTAACGATAAAGAAAAGAAAGAAGAAAAATTAACTTCAACTTCTAAAGTTAGCGGAGATATGTGGGGATAGGAGGTAAACCATGTTAGATTTATTATTTACAAATCCTGATAACACATTATTAGAAAAAATGGCAGTTACACCAGGAATGGTAGAACGTCTAAGTTCTAATATCGAGGATTTAACATCATTCTCAAGAGCTTATATTGATTATGAGAAAGCAAGACAGAATTTAGCAGCAAATGCTTCTAAATCAAATGCAGGAACAGTTGGTATCGGTACTGATTATTCAGATAACTCACCAGCCAATCCATTCCAAAACGTGTTCCCATTAGTTTCTTGGTTAATGAACACACCAGCTTCACGTAAGATGCAAGGTGCTATGAACCGAGGAGCATGGAGCGTTACAAAAAAAGAAGATGGCAAATTCTATATTCAGTTGCCATTCACATACGGAACAACAGAACCTAAATCAACACAAGGTGAATGTTGCTGGGTTCCATTAGATTTAGCTAAATGCGGTAGCAATGCACCATTGGCATTATTGTGCTTAAAGAGCTGCGAGCCTATTATGGATAGCTTAGTAAATGAAACACGTAAAATCAAAGCTAATGACATGGTTTGCTATTTCCAACGTGAAGGAGAAACTATTAAAGAAGCTCAGAAACGTATGGATTTAATTTCAATGGCATACTTCACTGCTATTAACGTAATCTTAGGAACAATGGCTACAGGTACTGCTACATTGAAACCATTCCATGGATTATTGGAAGTAATGGAAGATAAAGCAGTTATCAAAATCGTAGGTACAAACGTATTATCTGCATTTGATTCAGTTGCATTACGTTTAGCAGCATTAGGAGATGGCGATTATAAATTCGCTTGTCACCCATTAGTACTTGAAGGTATTAAATCTGTTATCGTTCCAGGTAAATTCAACGGAGAATATCCTGATGGATGGACTCGTAACAAAGAAACTGGAGAAGTCGCATTTAAAGGACATGGATTTATCGCAGATAAATTAGTTCCATGTGATATTACTGCTGGTACAGGTGATGTATGGGTATTAGAAGGAAATACAGTAGGTTTGGTAATGGGAACTACTTTCCAACCATCTGAAAAATTCCAACGTCATACATTCGGTGCTACAGATAATCCATCAGAGGGTTGTGGTACTCAATGTGATTACTACTACAACTTTGGATGTGCATTTGGAACGGATGCAAACAGATTAATGGTAATCCAAGGTATTCCAATGTCAGCAGCTACATTAGGAGATACATTAAACGGATTAGACCTCGTATTAAAACCAACAACTATCGTACCAATCAACATTGGTGAATAATGTACGAAAAAATTGTCGAACAATTGAAAAACTATTGTTCGTGCATAAAGGAAAGCGATTTAGAAGCAGATAAGCTTGAAAAGAATGTTGGAGAACTAATTGATTTAATTAGTACCATCACTTGTTGGAAAAACCATCCTTGTGAGACTTTCCTCTCATCTCAAAGAGAGGAAGTCTTTGATGTTGGTGAATTTAAGAAATGTGGTTGCGATTCAGGAATTGTACGCATACCGCTATTCTATCCAATGATTGACCCAACAACGATTGAAGTATCTGTTATCACTAGAAATAGAATTACATTTACTACTCACAAATTAGAAGTTGATAAAGATTTTTCTTATAACCCATACGACAGTATCGTGTATGTTGATTTATCTAATATCGAATACAAAGATGTGTGCAATTGTGGATGTGATGAACTATCTAAGATCGTTGTCAGTTATGTAGCTGGATATGAAACGATACCAGAATGTCTATTGCCTGTATTCTGCGACTTCCTACAATTTGTTATCGCAATGAATAGATGCGAATGTGGTTGTAGCACGTGTGAAGAAACAGATGGTAGCGATGTTCTTATTTCAGAAGAAAATTCTGATGCTCAGATTTCAATTAGTATGTATGTTCGTGAACATATTACAAAAGCGTATTCAGAGCAGTTAGGTATCTTGTCAGTATGTAATTCAAAAGACACATGGGTTGGTGCAGTAGTATGAGAATTAAATATATTGGAATGAAAAGTTCCACAAATAAAAACGGATGCCCTGTATGCGGTGCGAAAGCCAAATCAAACACATCTTACGAGTATTCAAAACGTATGTGTTTGCCTAGTGGCCTAGTAAAAATCTTCCTTATGAACAAAGCTGAGGAAGTATCGTATGAAGATGGTGTATTCCTAAAAGGCTTTAAATACGTCTACGGAGGCAAACTTTATTACCCCTTTATCGAGGTGTAGGAAATGCTAAAAGGCCTCTTAGAAGATGTTATAGAAGCGTGTGAAGAAGATTTTGAAGGATTGGCTAGTGAATTAGAAGAAACTATGCGAAAAGAAGCTCCAAGAGGGAGTAGATTCTATGCTCAAGAAATGACAAGTATGCCATGGAATGAATATAGGCCAGGCGCTTTAAAGGATTCAATCACGAAAGAAAAAGTATCTAATACCGAATATCTAATCGGTGTAGATGCAGACAAACTAGAAAAAGATTCTAGAAACCCTTCTCATGTTGATTACTCCCCAATGGTACAGAATGGAACTAAACGAGTTTATACGTTAGTGCGTAAAAACGGAAGGCCATTTGTTTGGGTAGATGAAATGGGAAAGAAACACTTTGCACACAAAATTAAGATGCCACCTAGAAAGGCAAATGATTTTGTTGCTAGAGCGGTATCTAGATTTGATGCAAAAGTTAAATAAAGGAGATTAAAAATGGAAGAAAAAGTTGTAAAAGCTAAAAAGACTCCTGAACAGAAAGTAGATGTTCAAGCATTTGTTTCACGCAAATTAAATGCTTTAAATCAATTAGGCGGTGCTAAAGCAGAGCGTGCTATGGAGCGTGTACTAAAAGCTACAATGGGAGGGCAAAAGTAATGTCTAACTGTAACATTAACAAAATTATTAGTGACAAATTAAGTGTCTCTAAATTAACTAAAACTCAAGAAATTGATATTACTATCATGAGTGATATTGATTCTTGTTTAAAAATCAATACTCGTAAATTTGAAAAGATTACAGGTACTGCAAGTGCTTATACATCACGTACTATTGCACCTGATTTAATCAATGTTTGCGAATCATTCGGATGTAAGAATACAGGTACATTGTTCATCACTTCTAAAGAAACGGATGCAGAAGGGGCAGACGGAAATAAAGTACACACAAGCGGTGCGGTATTTAAAGCATTGAAAAATGCATTAGACTTTGCAGCAGGTGTTGTTTACTACTACGTAAATGTTCCTCAAGCAGGTACTTACACAATCACAACAAAGATTTCAGATGTTTTAGATCATGAAATGACTAACACAGATGAATACACAACTACTTTAAAAGCAGATAAAGAAGGGTTCTACCCTGTACAGATTGACTTATCTACTGTTCCAACAAAAACAAGTGGAAAAGGATGGGAAGCAAGTACATCAGGTGTCCGTTTAAGCATTGAAGTAGCATTAACAGACAAATCAGCAGATAGTATCTTGATTGGTATTTCTTCAATTTCATTCTTTGAAGAATTTGCAGACTTAGATTCTAACAACGATATTAAAGTAAGTTGCTTATCAGGATTTGATGGTGATGATACTGTAGACCCTGTAGATACAAGTTGCTTTGATGATTCTTATGATGATGATTCTGCTTCTATTGAGCGTTCATTTACAGGTACTCAATTAACATCTAACTACTTAACTATGAACCCATTCATTGGCAAGGGAGATAAATCTCAAGGTTTTATGATGCGTACTCAGGAAGTAGTTATCGAAGCAGATAAAGAACATCCTGAATATGGTTCAATCCATATTGCAGACCACTTTGTTGAAGAATGTGGATTTATCTATGCAGCATTGAGCGACCAATGCAATATCACAGATTCTACATTGAACCGAATCAACACTCCATTATTGGCTAACTTAGATGAGTCTCAATACCAAGTATTGAACAGTAAAATCAATCCAAGTTTAGATATTGAAGGTTCAAAGATTTACTTCAACAAAAACTTAGTAGGTAAAACATTAAAAATCTCTTATCCAATGACTGTTGATGTATCGCAACACTATGTAGCAAACAACGATAGCTTAAAGAATAAGAGAGCTAAAGTTACAATCACTCGTTATAGAAGTGATGGAACTGCGGAAGTATTTACTTACCACAATGCAAAAATTACTTCATTCCCAATGGGTATCCCTGATGACGGAGCGTTTGAATTTAGCTTAGCGTTCAAGAAAGATACTCGTGGAAACTGGTATGAAGTTTATGTAGTAAACAAAGCTAACGCTAATTTATAGAAATTGAGAGGCAAATGAGATGGAAGAACAAAAGATTTTAGAACCAACACAGTTAAATGCCATGATTGAAAAGTTAAAAGTAGCTCGTGAGGATGATACTCCTCACGCAGTCTATGGCAATGGTGGTGAAATTGCAGTTGTTGGTGATGCAAATAAGACAGATGTTAAAACAATTGATATTGAAGTGAATTTTAGATTCACTGAAAAAGAAATCGAAGAACATAAAATTGATGTTCCTGAGAATGCTAAAAGAGTAGGGCAATACGTTATGTTCGATAAGAAGTTTGAAAATCTAACATTATCTCCTAGACAAGATATGAAGATGGTAGAAGCTTTAATCGAAGTAAAACCATTGTTATTGGATGCAGAACAAATCCTAGACCCATATAAAGAAAAATTCCAAGAAATTGAGGAATACTACGGTCACAAATTCATTGAAGGAAAAGATGGAATCGTTACAACAGATGCAGATGATGAAGAAGTGAACAAGACTATGGTTCAGATTTATGAAGCGTATATGAATGAAGCGAATGAACAGATTTTCCATTTATACGCTCAATCCTCTACAAATTTAGTTGATGAACTTTATAAAGTTGTTGCAATTTTCTTAGGATTAGATGAATTTTATGAAGATCACATGATGCAATATTCAGTTTTAACTTGCATGATTAGCCTAATTATCAAATATCCTGAATTATTCAATGAGGTAGAAACAGTTTTTATCAAATAATTGATAAGGGGGATGATAAAAAGGATTCAGTAAAAAAAGCAAAGTCTTATGTTGCAGAACTAAATCTTTATTCAACCATGGCTCATTATGTCGGTAAAATTCTAAAAATACGCCCCAATGAGATATTAGACCATTGGGGTGTTTCTGAATTAGTTGTAGCCTTTGGGTACTACGCAAATCTACAAAGCGATAAAACATGGAATGAAATTAACGAGGCAAATAAAAATTCTAAAAATAAAATACCTCAGATTGACAGATATGCGGTTCATTTCATGCAGAAAACAGATTTAGCGAAGGAGTCCGAAGATGTCAGTACGTGAAGTCGGTGCTAGGTTAGTCCTTGACATTAAGGATGCCGAAGCAAAGATAAAACAACTTGAAAAAGAGTTAAAAGATATTGAAAAGGCAAAGCTCAAATTTGATGCTAGCACTAATGAATTAGAAAGAATTAAGGCAAGATTAGAAGAAATCAAAAAAGAAAAGGAAGCTTTGGAAAGACAAAAACTTTCTTTAAAAGTTGATTTAGATAATCTAGCTAATTTAAAGAATCAATTATTGGATGTTAAAGATGATATTAGTGAACTTAAAAAAGAGCTATTAGCCTTGAGTAATAAAAAACTTTCTATTGATATTGATTTAAAAGCAAATGCCAATGAAATTCATGATGTCATTAATGACAAGACACTAGGTGAAAACGATAGAAGCGACAAGCTTAAAGGATTATATAGTGCACGTGAAGCTCTCAAATACGATATGCGAGAGGTTGGCATTGAAATTGATGAAGTTCAAAAGAAAATTAACAATCTTAACAAAGAAAAGATAAAGATTGAAGCGAACATCAGTGAATTAAATGATGCTCAAAAATTGGTTGATGAGATTGATGATTCAATCGCAGATTTAGACAAAGAAAAAATCAAATTAGAAGCAGATTCTTCTAAGTTAGAAGATACAAATAAAAAGCTAGATGAAACAATCGTAAAAGAGAATGATGTAAGAAACACAAAAGCGGATATTGAGTCACAAGTTATCGGCTATCAAGATAGTTTGAGTAAACTAAACAATCTTCAAAACGCTGCTAAAGCTTTGAAAACTGCTAGTAAAATTACATTTGATGTTGGAAATAAGATGTCAAATCTAGGCTCTAGTATGTTGAACATTGCTAAGAATTTCCAAAACAATCCAATAGGAGATATTGGACGATTCTTAGTACAAGGTGTTGGATATTCTAGTTTGTATAGATTGGTTTCAAGTGCACAAAACGCAATTGGCGAAGCATTTTCAAGCGGTGTTAATAGATACGATACAATCAAAGTTGCGAAAAGAACATTGTCCACTGTAGTAGGCGATGTAGGCGATTCTACGGATAAAATCCAAAAGATGATTGATAACCTAGACGAAAGCATTTTGGGGCTACCAACCACTTTAGATGACGCTCTAAGCCATGTTACGAGATTTACTTCAATCAATCACGATTTAGATAGGTCTCAAAAGCTATTCTCGGCAATTAATGATTCCATTTTGACATTTGGCGGAGATTCTGAGGGAGTAAACAATGCGGTTACTCAGTATTCTCAAATCATGGGTTCTAAAATGGATGCTCGTACATTGAGATCAATGGAAGATGCAGGTATGACACCAGCCTTAACTGCTATTGCAAAGAAATTTAATATGTCATTCGCAGAGTTTAGGGATGCATTTACAGGTTCAAATCCAACTATTTCATTACAACAATTTGAGGATGCCTTAATTGAGTTGGATGAAAAAGGCGGTGGTGGCCTAAATTCGTTGGCAACTATGGTTAAATCATCTGTAGCCACAATTGGTAATGCTTTTGACTTAATCCCTAAGAGATTCAGTAAAGCCGAAGAAAAGTGGTTAGGTGCATTAGATGAGGTTTCGACGGAATTAACAGGAGCTACAATCTATGGAAATATCTACAAACTTTCTCAAAAAGTCGAAGGCTTAGGAGATATAGGAGCCAACTTCATTAGAAGTCATAAAAAAGAGATTGGCGAAGGTATAGACTTCATTAAAACAAAGTTCTCTGAATTATGGAGCGTTTTAAAAACATTCAGTTTCAAAGATTTTGTTGGTGGTTTTAAACAAGGATTAGATGATTTCAAAGGAGCAATTGATTTCTTCAAGCCTCTTGTTAGCGGTCTATATAATTTTGCAAAAGATAAAATCACCGAAATGGGAGACGGAAGCTTTTCTAAAGGATTAGGACGTTTCGTATCAGACTACATCCAAATTGGTATTGGATTAAAGTACGCTGGTAAGTTAATGAAACTCGGAAGTGGTGGAATTAGTCTTTTAGGAGATTTATTAAACGTTTATTCAAAATTCAAAGGAAAGAGTTTCAATATTCCATTCCTAGGAAAACTAGGAAGTAAATTCAGTTCTATTAAAGATGTATTCAAGAGTTCAGATGAGATTACTACTGCGACAAGTACTCCAAAAACTTTTGATGTAGAAGGATTTAAAAATAAATTATCTTCATTAGCTATCATAGCTGGTGGGGCAGGAACAATTATTCTTTATTGCAAAGCGATAAAGGAAATTGAAAAGAATGTTCCAAATGACATTACAACATTGCCTATGCGATTAACAAATTTGTTCTCTGTAATGGGATTGATGATGGGAGCTAACACACTTAATGCAGCAGTTTCAAAAGTATTAGAGATGAACAATGCCTTAACAGGATTGGCAATGATGATTGGTCAAGGCGGAGCTTTATGGCTATTTGCTAAAGCTATGCAAGAGCTAGATAAGACTATGCCTGATGGATTCGACACATTCAACGATAAGTTATTAGGCTTATTTGAGTGCATTGGCTCTATGACACTTATTACAGGTATTCAAGGTGGTGCTGGTGTCCTAACGGGTGGAATCACTACATTGGCCCAAGTGTTAGGAATGATAACAACAACAGGACTAGCTGGTACGTTGATTGCTTGTGCTAAGGCTATGCAAGAAGTCGATAAGAATGTTCCTTCAAACACAAAAGGACTTAAAAAGAAAATCCAAGGAATTATGGATGTCATAGATATGTTTGAAGGCGGAGGAACATATTCTTCTTGGTGGAGTCAAGTTATTAAAAGTTCTGAGTCTTTATGGAAGAACATGGAGACTTGGAATATTACTAGGATTCTAAAGAAACTTGTTACTATTGGAGAATCAATTTCAAAAGTGCAAGGAATGAGCATTGATAGCAGTTCTTTCAACGATCAATTCAAAGATATTCAAGAGGTAATCAAGAATATTAATGATTTTGAGTTCCCAACAGTTAGTACTTCAAGTGCAACGAACATTGCAGATGCAAACAGTATCGTTAAGAACTATGCAACAATGGCTTCTAGCCTTTCTAAAATGTCTAGTATCAATGGAAGTTCAATTAACGTTGAGAATTGTACAAACATTTTAAAGAATGTAGCTAGTGTTGTTCAAGAAATGAAAAAGATTGTATTCCCTGATGTTACAAAGAATATTAAATCTAATTTAAACTCCACAAATGCTCAAGAGTTCCTAGATACATTAAAGATTTTGGAACAAATTGTTCCTGAATTTGGAAACTTGCAAGCAACGATTACAAACAATCCTTTACCAAATGCAGAGGATATTAAAAAGACAATCTCTAGTATTTCTCAAGCAATTGGATACATTTCTGTTGCTGGTGTTGGAACAGGAAAAGACAAGAATATGTTGTCTTACAACTTGAGACAAATGCCTGATTCTAAGCTATTTAACAACGCACTAAAGGCGATTACAACTTTAGGTGATATAATCCTCAAGTTTGAAACTTTGAACGTATATTCAACTGATTTCGACTTTGAATCATTACGAGCCAATATTAAGAGTATTGGAAATGCAGTGAATGAAATGGCAACTAACAAAGGATTAACTGAAAATCTAGAGAATATGGACACAGTTAATAAGACTGTTTCTAAGTTGAAAAAAACGTGTGAAAGCTTAAATTCTATCGTTGGATTAAATCTAGACTTTGTTAAGGTTGGAGAAGTCACAACAGGTATTCAAACGTTCCTAAACAATGTTAAAGGATTGAAAGTTGGAGAAGCTACTACAGATGTTGTTACAGAAGTAAACTCAATCGTTACTTCATTCCACAACATGGCCACAACTTTATCAAATATGAAATCAGAATTTAATACCTCTGGTACAGATATGGCCAATGGAATTATTGAAGGTTTCAAAAGTATTGATATTGAAGGCTCATTTGGAACTAAGATTGATAATGCTAAAGCTTCATTGAAGAAGAAAAGCTTCAAATCCGTAGGTAAGAAGTTTGGAAAAGATGTTGTAAGTGGATTTAGTGAAGGTATCTCTAATATGTCTAGTTCAATCTCTAATCAGATTACTATGATGTATGGATATTCAACACGATTCACAGATTTAGGACAATACTTAGGAAGTGCATTTAAAAATGCGTTCAACAATCAATCAGGAAACATTAATACAGGTGGTACAACTACTCCTACAGTAAACACGGGCAATGAGTCACAAGGAAAAAACTTTAAGTTTGCTAAAGGTGGCCCAGTTTACTTAAAACGAGGTGGACAACCAATCGTCATGAAGCCTAGTGGAACAGATACAGTTCCTGCTATGCTTACTCCTGGTGAGTATGTAATGAAACGTAGTGCAGTTAAGAACGCAGGTCAAAGCTTCATGGATAAAGTAAATAACATGGATTTAAAAGGTGCGTTCAAAGAATTGTCTACTAGATATGGTTCTCATGTTGGAAGTGTTGTTAATAAGAACGTGACTATCAACAATAACGATAATCGTGTTACGAATAACAGTATCGCTTTCAACGAAGGAAACGAAAGAAGGCAGGCTATCAAAGTAGGTAGATGCTTGAGAGGTTTGGCATAATGACTTGTTATAACTTAAACCCATTAAAAACATACGTTCAGTTCAATGATCTTGTAATAGACAGTGCGGAGGAGATTTCCTCTGCCTCTCTAAAGCAAGATACAAAGACTGCAACGCAAGAATATAGTTACGGACATGGTAGTTATGTTGCTTTCCAAAAGAATCAACAGTTTCTTACGGAAGGTGATTTGTCCTTAACATTGAATTTTAATTATGAACATTTTCATGATGAAGATAGAAGATTCCTACGTGACTATTTCAATTTGAATTTGCTTAAACCTGGAAGATTATGGGCAATTCAAGATAACAAATTGATTTGGGCATGGGCCTATGTCACAGGATTTAGTGAAGATTACAAAAAATACCAAGGTTATCTATCAATGGATATTGATTTCAAACTTTGGGAAGGTGTATGGCATATTGCAGATACAAAGAAAACATTCTTAGTTCCTTATTCTGTATGTAATATCCTCGATTGTGAGGATTTCAGAGATGCTCAAGAGTGTTTATCATGTTGTGTTACTTGCCCTCCTGATATGGAAACTTGCAATTCGTGTCTATGTGATTGTGGAGACATTACAGAGGAAACATCTTTATGCGTGATGGGAACTAAAGCATTGGAAGATTTTATGAATTGTGGCAATTCATACAAGATTGTCTATGATTGCATCAAAGGTGAACAAATTTTCGGTGATGATTTGATTAAGAACAAAATCTGTAAAAAAGATTATTGTGTTGAGTCAATTGCTGGAAGATTCTACAGTGGAACAGTATTAGATACCGATAATGTCAAATTGATTCTAGATGGTAAATTCCAAAACCCTGAAATCGAAATCAACGGAAACAAAATGATGATTTTAGGTGAATATGATGGAATTTTAACACTTGATTCAAGTTGGAACTTATACTTTACTGCGGATGGATGTTGTGCATCAGAGGAAGTAGATTTAGATAATCTAGTGATCGAAGATGAATTTGGGTTCACAGTACATCATGGAATGAATAGATTAGTGGTCACAGGCTCATGTTGTAAGATGGCTTGTGTATATATAGATGTTGATGAACTTACAAATTAAGGAGGCTTGCAGTGGCAAATGTTAAAAGTTATTGCACTGCTTGTGGAAAGCTAAAAGATAGCAGTGCAGAGTTTATCCAAAATGGTGTTACAGATTCAATCTGTACGTCTTTAGGAAACGATACAGGCTTAAATCCTGAGAATGGCAATAATACGTGTACAGACATGGAAAATGCCAACGATTGCCTTACAAAGGGCTTATATGACATCATAGATGGATTTGATTTGTGTGATTGGAAATTATTCATGAGTCAATATGCTAACAATGATTACAACATGAAAGCAGCTATGATTTGTTGGATGTGTGGATTGCAAGACCAGTTGTATAATCTTCAACTTCAAAATTTGGCAATCGAAACTCAATACACTATTCAACAGTCTACACCTGGATTGAGTGTTGAAATTGACAGACAAGGTAATTTCACATTCAGATATTCAGATTGGATTCACACTAGCGATTACAAGAAAGTAGCGGACGGAGTTATTACAGGAAAAGTAGATTTCTGTATGAAGCCTAACAAAGATAAGAGTGCTACATACAAATTCAACAGTGTTACATTGAAACACTACTCTTATAAAATGACGGGAGTTTCCGCTGGCTCAGCTCCAACTGTTTCAATTCGTGTTCCTAATAAGAGTGGATCGTTGGTATATCAAAAAATCACAAATGCTTCATTTGAAGAAGATATTAACAAAACAGTGGAATTAAGTATGAGTGGAACAGTAAAAGCTGGAGAAACAACAAATTGGTTGCAATTCCTTTCTATTTATGTTGATTGGCTAGAAGATGATGAAATATCTCTACACACTCGTTTTGTAAATGATAACAAGGTAAACTTCGTTATCTGTAGGGATTAGGAGGTACACATAAATGAATAAAGATGTTTGTTCTGCTTGCGATTCTTTAAAAGCTACGAGCAGTAATTTCATTCAAAAAGGTGTAACAGATACTATTTGTGCAAATCTTAAAGCAAACCAAGGTTTTGAAAATAAGGGCCACAATAACTGTACAGATATGCACGATATGAACGATTGCTTATTAGGCGGATTGCTAGAAAAGATTGATACATATGATGTTTGCGATACAAAAGAAGCTATCAAAGATTTGGAAAAGAACCTAATCAGTATCATGGATGTAATGATTTGTTCTGATTGTGGGCAATGGGAAGAAATCGAGAAACTATGGGCAGAAATCCAAAAGATTTGGAATGCTATCAGAGCATTACAAAATAAGGTTGGTGGTATCGAAGGCAGCGTTGGAGATATGTACAGTGCGGTCGAAAAGATTCTTACGAACCTTAAAAACAGTGGTGCATGGAAGCAAACAGGAGATACTGTATTTGAAGGAAAATTCAATGACGGAAGAAGTATTGCAACAGGTAATATCAATATCTTTGGTGGTACTCCTGATGGAAACTCATACATCCGTACTAATAACGGAAGTTCTGAGAATGATTTGGCTGGTGGTGTTTAATGGCATGGCAAAACTTTCATGGAGCTTACGATAACACAGGGCCATATACAAATGTAGTATTAGGTGGGAATCCAGGCGATACCGCAGACTTTGGATTACCACTTGCTGCCGCCCATGCTAAAGGGTATGGAAAAGGTATCAACTTTTCAGATGATGGAAACTATGGTGTTACCTTCGCATTAGATTTAGTTGGCTATGCTGTAACGGATGCTGGTACATATACAGGAAATGGAAAGTATGTACAGTATGGTGGAAGATACAACTATATTTTGATCATTAGTGTTTCTAACAACAATAAAGCCTCATGGAGAGAGATTTACAATCAAGTAATATTCTCTCATGCCGATACATGGAAATTGGCTTATTCATCAGGTTGGGAAACAGTGGCACAAAACAGTCAATGGAGCGGTAAGCTACAACTTCCAACAGATACAACACACGTTAAAGTTGAATTAAAAGGTGAAGATGCTACATTCCCTTATGAGAATATATATTCTATCCAACAGGTTATTCCTGATTTTAGACCATGGGCAGTAAGAAAAGGTGGTATATTCTATTCTTTGGATAGAGCTACAGGATGGTTTAAAAAGAGAGTTAAAGATTCTTGGGTCACTATTGGCAAGTACAGTGCCGATAAAGCAAATAAAGAAAACCAAGGGTCAAGTAGAATAAGAAAAAATGGTAAATGGGTAGGACAAGGCAAAATTGGTAGTTAGGAGTAAATATGATTCCTTACTTTGAAATATTAGAATTTGGAAAAGTTAAGAAAAGATTCAGAGAGGCTTTAAGCACAATCAGTTTTTCAAATGAGTTGATGACAGTACCTGAAATGCAAATCACAATTCCTAACGAATACTACGATTTAATCTCAGGAAGAAAAGAAATGCGAGTAATTATGGATTGTGGAGTTTTCTACGGAATGATTACCGACTATAAACCCTCTGTAAGTGGTTTAAACATATCTCTAATGCACGTAATTAACGAATGGACATATAGACAAGTCCCAACAAATTATGCGGTTAAAAACGCTCTTATAAAGAATGTATACGAAAGTGAAGATATGTATTATTCGACTCAGTGGAAGATGAATTTTGAAACTGAGATTGATAATGAAAAGATTGACTACGTTTATTCAAGACAATCTAAATTAGATGCACTTACTAAAACTTGTGAATTGACACCATCTGTTTATTGGAGAGTTCCATTTACAAATGATAAGCAAGTTGAAATTGGATATTTTGGGAAGAAACAACCTGTTATGCTTTCCAATAAACCAACATTAGGCAGAAACTATAGAATCATTGGCGAACCTACAATGGAAACTGATTTCTCAGATGTTATTAACCTAGCAACAGTTTATGCTAATAAATCTGATAGTGGTATGTCCTCTTTATCTCTGAGAGAAGTGTATAACGATAAAAGCTTGCAGAACCCTAAATTCCCTGTAGTTATTTTGAGGTCAAACATAAATAACGAGCGTGATTATGAATATGTAGACTTTCCTAAATTAGCTCCTAACAATCAATTGGAGTATTCCATTATTGATACAGAGTCGGTTGGATATGAAAGTGGTGTATTCATTGAAGGAACATTTGCTTTTGATGATTTATCGCCATTCAGTCTAGAGGATATGACAAAAGACTCTAAGGACTATAAATGGGTCATTCCTAAAGAGCAAAGATTTTTGACGGATACAGAGGAAATAAACAACGCTAAAGCTTTGTGGCACTCTTTAAAAGACATTTGGAGCAAATCTGCTATTGCTGCTTTATGTGGTTCGTGTCACGTAGAATCAACCTTAAACCCTAACTTGTATCAAATGGGTGATGTTCCTGATTCTCAAAAAGGATTTGGATTGGTTCAATGGACACCATACACACGAATTACAAATTGGTTAGGCTCTCATGGATATACAAGCTACACAATGTACGGAAAAGGGGAAGTAGCTAAGTTAGTTGAAGAATGGTCAACAAACGCTACAAATGGCCCTTGGATTCCTACTTCTTCTTATAACATCACATTTCAACAATGGTCACACATGGAAGCAGATATGAATTACATGGTAATGGCTTTTATGGCGGATTATGAACGTGGTGATACATCTATTGATTTACAGTATCAAAAGCGTATTGAATTTGCTCAACGTATTTATGGTTTGATTCCTGATTGGGAACAAGATGATAACGGTACTACAACAGATACAGATAAAACACAATCCCGTCCTTGGAACGCTCAGAATTTTATTAACACATGGAATGGTCAATCTATCGACATGGATGGTGTTCCTGTTGAACAACCATATCAATGTGTAGATGCATGGAAGAAAGCATTACAGACATTGAATTATCCAGACCCAACAAGAGCTATTGGCGGTGATGGATATGCAGATTACATTTGGTATAACAGAGATGAATTAGGTTATTCTCAGTACTTTGATTATGTTAGTACACCTCAATTTGGTGATTGGTGCATATTCGGTAGAAGTGGTGACACACCTACATCACACGTTGCAATGTACGTTTCTGATGCTGGTAATGGTAGAGCTAATTTCTTTGGTCAAAACCAACCTTATCCATATTGCAATACGACAACAATCAGTACATCAAATATCATTGGTATTTTCAGAGTAAAGAGTGTTTATGTACAACAGAGCATTGACCCTGAGTCTACAAACGGAACAACTATCATTACTGATAACGATAGAATTTATGCGGCCAAGGTCGTATATGATTGTGCCTGTAGAAAACTAATTAACGCAAGAAGAAAGTTTTCTATCAACACTTCTTGTGAAGCATTGCCTAAAGAAGTAAACGTAGGTGATAGAATCAGATTTATTTATGATCTCAATTTATTGCAATTGGGAAGTTGTAATAGATACATGAAACGTATTCTAAAACAAGACGATTGGTTCTATATCACAAGTCTACAAAGAGAAATAGATAAAACAGGAATTGAAATAGATACATTGACACTAGAGAAATTCCTAAGAACAGATAGAGACGGAAAGAGTGAGTAGTTATGGATATTAGTAAGGCGATAAATATATTAGCTGATAGTGTCTATGATTTGAAAGAAAAAGGAAGATACAATTCCATTCAACGTAGAAACCACACAGTTGATTTTTATGGGTATGAGTTCCCTAGATGGGGGTGTTCAAGTTCTAAACCAGCGGTAATAGGAATGTCAATTTCTCAGGATTTGATTTATTATGAGCGTTTTGAGTTTAAACTAGTAATAGATAATTCTACTGCTACAAACTTTAATGTTGAGATTGAAGGAATAGACATGACACCATATTTCAAGCAGCAATTCAACGGAGCATGGATTACAGGCAATGGACTATGGCCTGGGCAATATTCTAATTTTGATGTTCTTAAAGCTTGTGGGTATCTTTCAGAGGATGAGAGAAATAGAATATTAGACCCAGGATATAAAACAATCAAAGTAACAGGAAATGGTAATTTTGATTGTACGTTAGTTAATTATCTTAAATATAGTCATGTAAACAGATAAGAGGTATCTATGAATAGATATGAACAAAGGATTGAAAACCTATCAAATCATGTAAAACAAAATCCTAGAGATTGGCAGTCTGCCATATCGCTATTGAAATTGAACAGTCAACAAATTGACTTTAAAAGAAAACAAAAACAACAGTCTGCTAGATTATCTATCAAAGCATACAAAAAGGAGGTTGTGTAGATGGAAAACAAATATAGCACTTCGGGAATTGGAGAAGATATTATCCGTAGTTTTACACAAATTGCAAGTGCAGAACTACACGCTAAAACCTTATTAGAAAAACGTATTTCTGAGGTTGAAAACGGATTAATTAGTGAAGAAGAAATTCCTGATAATTTAGAAAAGATTGAAGCACTAAAGGATGAAATTGATGATTATGCCAACATCAGACGTTCTCAAATGCTTTATCTATACAATTCTTTTGGTGGCAAAGGGGATAGAGAACAGTGGTGTTTAGTTAAACATTTAAGTATGGCTATGTACACTGCATTTGAAGCATATCAAGCTTCGGATAGAGACCCTGAATTATTGAATATCGCTTTGGAGATTAACAAGAAGTTTATTGAAGCTTGTACCAAATTCTTAGGCGTAGAAATTACTTCTTGTGCATCTTGCTTCGCAGACATTATGAAAGCTGGAGGAAAATAATATGCAACCTGTAGTATGTAACAAAGATATGGCAGTAGTATTCCCTTTAAAAGACGGTGATTGCGAATTTTGGCTAGAAATCGTTGATTCTGTAGATGATATTACTAATCCAAGTAGAGACCATGCGTATGTTGATTCAAAAGGATTGTTCTATATCTACAACGGAAAAGAAATTCAAGTAATCAATGACCATGCCAATTTGAAAATCAAATGGGGAAATATGATTGGTGATATTTCTAATCAATTGGATTTAATTGAAATTCTAAATCAATTCGTAAAGACAATTTCTGTAAACGGAACAAACATTGCCAAAGACAACGACAAAAACATTGCTATTCAAGTGCCTATCACAACTATTAAATTAGATGGAAATACGATTAGTCCTGTTGATTATATTGTAAATTTAGATTTAGCTAGTGTTTATGCAAAGAAAACTGAAATTCCTAAAAATGTATCTGAGCTTCAAAATGATGCTGGATATATTAAGCAAGAAGTTGTAGATCAATTAATACCTATTAAAGCAATCAAGGTTAATAACGTAACGATACCGCCTGATGAAAACCGTACAGTAAATATTGAAAATGTGTATGTTACACCAGAAGAATTCGGTGCTATTGGTAACGGTACTACTAACGATAGTTCAGCATTTAATGCTTGTATTGCGAAAGCAAACGAAACTGGTAAGTATGTATTGTTAAGCAACAAAACATATTTAATTGGTGATACTTTAATGGATAACGCTGATACAAATATAATAGGTGTTAATACTGTGATTATATTAGGCAACAACACGTTTACAAAACAAATAGTTAATTGTGTGTTTAGTAATATCACATTTAAGCGTACTGTAATAAGTGATTTACCACTAACAGAAAACTTTTTTTCATCTCAATTTAAGTATTGTAATTTTGTTGATATTAATTATTTATTTAATAATATTTCACCTAGAATTAACACGCTAGAACATTTATTATTAGATGAATGTAATTTACAAAATACACAACTTATTCGTGTCACTAATCAATTTAATGGTGTGGTTTATAGTATTAATAAAACATTATTTTATTATGATGAAGACTATAAACAAAGAACTACAATTATTGGTGGATATATTGGTGGTAAGTTTATATTTAATAATTGCACTTTCTCAAAATTTGAGCCGGATGGAATAATGGAATTATTTAGTTCTCTTGATGATTTTGAATTTAATAATTGTACTATTACAAACAAGCATAACGCAAGCATGTTCATAATACCTAATATAAGTTATGTAGAAAAACAACAAATAACATTTAATAATTGTGATATTTCAAACAATAATAAATATTTAGTTGATGTGTATAGAACAAATAACACGGTTCTTCCAACTGTTAATATTAAATATTCAACATTAAAAGTGAATGCAATTTTTAATACAAAAAATGAATGTAGTTTATGGCTTGAAAACAATCAAATTGACACTAAGCCTATTATTAATGCTGGAGTGGGTAAAGTTAATATCGTTGAAATCCAACAAAAGTATAGTGATACAAGTGAAAACATTTTCCCTTGGACAACAGAACCAACGCCAACCGTTGAAAATAATGTATCACTTATTAAAGTCGGAACAACTGACTATTATGTTTTGACAGAAAGCAAAGATAAAAATGTTAAAAAATTAGATTATTATTTTAAATATAATTTTGATTATTTACCAAATGCGCCTTATTACGCCAACAACATTTTTGTTAGAGATTTAGACTTAGAAGGTTATACAGTTAAGAGATCATATTTAAGTGATAACACATGCAAATTAAAAAACAAAAGTACAGGTGAATTAATAGATTATGTTTATTTAATACTAGATGATAATGTAACAGTAACAACCACAAAAGATGAGACACAATTTGTAATGACAGAATTAGCATTAAAATATTTACCTTATTTTGCTAAACTTAAAACAGCCACACCTGTTACAGGACAATGCTACGTTGACGAGTGCATTTCGATTATTTTAGAAAAAACTAGCTCATAAGCTAGTTTTATTTTATTATATAGTACCAGGAGGTATTAATTATGGATAAAAAAGAATAGGACAACTTGGAGAATTTGCTGGTATTGAACGTAGAGTATTCCCTCACCTCATTAGACATACAACCGCTTCGGATGGATTAAATAGAGGTATGGGTATTGAGGAAGTCCAAGCTATTTTAGGGCATGAAAGCATTGCTGCAACAATGATTTATGCTAAAGTATCTAAGAACAATGTAAAATTACATCACACAAAATGTATTGTATAAGTTATAGGGCGTTAATGTACGTCCTTTTCTTTTCATTATATAATTGAAATGCCATAAAACAGTACCTCAGAAAATATGAGAGAGATGAAATATTTTTTGGAGGTGTAAATTTATGAATGTACAAGATTTTTTAACTTTATTACAGACTGCTGCTACTTTAGTTTGTGGTGGATTAGCTTTATATTTTAAATTCAGTACCAAAGCTAAAACTAAAGCAAAGGAAGTGCAAGAAGTGATTGCTAAAATCACTGCACAAGCAGTTGTTTACATTAAAGAAGCTGAGGACAACTACAAAGATACAACTAATGCTGGTGGTAAAAAATTTGAAGAAGTTGTTAGTAAACTATACGATCTTGTTCCTGATGCTTTGCATGGAATTATCACAAAAGAAATGATTAGTGAAATTGTTCAAAGTACTTTTGATGAAATTGAAGAATACGTTAAGATTCAATTAGACAACGGAATTGATAAAATCAACGTCAAAGGTGAAAAATAGTGGGAAAAGTAATCACTATTGATTTAGAATATGTTTTATGGCTTCTAGGTTTCATTGCTTCCGCTTGGGGAGTAGTAAAGATTATTAAAGAGCTAAAGAAACCTAATGACGATTTAAAAGAAACCGTTAGAAAACACGAAGAATGGTTAGTAAGAGACAATGAGAGAATAAAATCAATCGAAAGCTTAGTTATCACACAAGAAGGGATTAAGAAAGAATTGAATGAACACTCTCGAAGATTAGGAGAACATGAAGAAAGATTAGAAGAAGATAAGCAACGTGGTAATTTAACACTAAAAGCAAACATTGCGATCATCAACAATATGCTTTCTGAAAACGATAAAGACAAACTCCAAGAAACTAGAGATGAGATTCAAGACTTTCTGCTAGAAAAAAACTAAGGAGGATGAAAAATGGGAACTCCACAAGAGTTTTATAACTATGCTATCAATAAGGTTTTTAACAATAAAGGGCAAATAATGAACATTAATTATGTTCAAGGCGAAGAACCATATGGTGGACAATGTGTTTCATTAATTCAAGGATTGATGGCATGGGGAGGGAAGCCATGTATTGCACGTGGCCATGCCAAAGATTGGTGGTTTAACAGAGCAAATAATGGTGTTTTAAGCTATTTTGATGTTGTTACAGGTGCTCCCCAAAACGGTGACGTAGGAGTGTCTGTAGGCGGTGATGCAAGGTATGGACATATATTTATCTATTGGGAAGGTAGAGCACTCTCTCAGAACGTTTTAGGCAACCCTAAAGCCATGTTGTGGCCATTAAACTATCAAGGTGCTATTTGGGGATATTTAAGACCTAAATTCTACACAAATGCTTCTACATATGATGCTTCTCAATTGATTAAAGAGAATGGAATGGCAACATTTGAAAATGATACTGCTATCGTTATCCATAGAGATACTCCAACAGGTGCTTCTTACGGAACATTTGTAAAAGGCGAAAAGCAAGTCTATACAGAAAAATGGATTGGAAATGGGCATAGATGGATTTCATGGATTCATACAAATGGAGTTAGATGTTTTGCAGCAGTTAGCGGTAGTGAATCATATGGTGTTGAACCATGGGCCACAATCGGTGCTCCTGAAACAAAAGACATTGAATTAACTCAGGAAGATGGTATTGCCACATTCATTGTTGATGGTGTGCATAAACACTACGACAATCCAAGTGGAGAAATCTTTGGCCAATGCAATTCAGGAGATGAGATTCGATATTATTGGAAGTGTGTAACGAATGGCCATAGATACGTTGTCGGAAAAGAAGGAGATAGAAAAGTCTTTGTGGCGGTATCTGCGACAGAGGATAGAAGCCAAATGTGGGCGAAATTCAGAGCACCTGATACAAATACTAAGGAAGATACAAAAGAGCCTTCTAAGCCTTCTACAGAGCCTTCTAAGCCAACTACAACAGATTACACTAAGAATGTTAAGGGATATGGAATTGATATTTCAGAACACAACAGTTCTGATATTGACTTGTCACAATATGACTTCGTGATCTTGCGTGCTTCTTACGGAGAGCATACAGATAAGAAGTTTGAATACTTTGCAGATAAATGTGAACAATTAAAAATTCCTTATGGTGTGTACTGCTATGATTATGCGTTAGATGATAGTCAAGCTAGAGCGGAAGCAGAGTATGTATATAATCTAATCAAAGACAGAAATGTACAATTAGGTGTATGGTTTGATATGGAAGATGCCGACAATTACAAGAAAAAAGCTGGTGTCTTAACAAAAGAAAGATGTTCTTTCTCATGTAAAGTGTTCTGCGACTATATGAGTGCTAAGGGATATTATACAGGCGTTTATACTAGCACTAGTTGGCTAGGAACATTTGTAGAAACAACATATCCGCTATGGATTGCAAATTGGGGTACGAATGATGGCAATATTCAATCAGATCAATCTAGTGTAGGTGTTATCCATCAATATGCAGCTAACCCAATCGACAAAGATATAATCTTCCATGATATTGATTTTTATAAGTCAAATCCTAAGAAAGATGAATCAACAGACGATAAAAAAGATGAACCAAATACAGATTCTAAAGACGATAATGGAAACAAAATCAATGTGACAGGAATCAATAAATTGATTGAACTGTTGCTAAAGATCGTTGAAAAAATCGCTAATTTGTTCAAATAATTGTACATAATGTACGAAATACGACATGAAATGCTCATGTTTGCACAAAATCTGCAAAAAAGAGGTTTATATGTTGCAATTCAATCACGGTAGTGTGAACTATCGTGAACGAAAAATATAATTGGTGGAAATGGAAACCGTGTTGCTCCTTAAATATCACGCAAGCTCGAGATAGCCAATTATAAAAAATTATCTCATCTACCATTTTTAGGAAGAAGGAGAAACGAAACCACTAGGCATTTAGTCGCTTAGTGGTTTTTGTATTTATGTGCTATAATATATGCACATAGATTAGCAGAGTGCACAATGCGACCAATACCATATCATGGTATAATATCTATGCTTAGGGGAATACAATCGTATTCTTCTTTTCTTATGCATAAAAATATTTGTGTTCATGATATAATCATGTTGCTAGGAAAAGTAGAGCGATAAAGGCCTAAGCTCTCTTTGGTGTAGTGCAAATTGCAGACGTGTAATTGAATCTTAACATTTCTCTTTGTGGCACTAGCAAACAACGACAAAATGTGACAATCGCTAAAAGCTCCCCCTTTTAGTAAATGTCACCAAAACGATTCCATACCTAACACATCCAGGTATGGTTTTTGCTTTTTTTAACAAATCTTAAAATTTATATGCTATATTATTGATGTGTTCTTCATGGATGGACACAACCCTTTCAAAGATAACTTTATGCAAAAGAGTCTCCTTACCAAGCGGGAGGCTTTTTTGTTTATATATTGTTTTGGCATAATGGCATAAAGCACGTGGCATAACGTATGGAATATTTTTTTAGGTTCAATGGAATAAAAAGTAGCCAAAAACGAGAAAATATGAGAACATAAAGTAAACTAGATGAATAAAAAATAAAGAAAAATAAAGAGCTAGAAACTTATAAATATCATTCAACAAAAAGAAAATTGCTTTATATAAAGCGTGATACATATTATTGGCATGATATTGGCATAAAATAGCCTTATTTTTCACCTATTTTCACTAGTTTTTTATAAAATTTAAGTGTTATCTAAAGAAAGAGGGAAAATTACATGGCAGTAAAAAAAGATGAAAAAACAGGTACGTGGTATTTCTATGGTTCGTACAAAATGAAGAATGGAAAATATAGACAATACAAGAAACGTGGCTTTCCAAAAAAGAAAGATGCAGTAAAAGCAGAGATCATATTCAAAGAGAACGTTAAAGACCCATACAAGAATATCACACTTGAGGAATTATTTAATATCTATGCAGCATATACAGAAAAGAGAATAAAAGAAAGCACATATAGAGTTCAGAACAGATTGCTTGAAAGATGGATTGATATTTTAGGTGATGTGAACATAAAATCCATTACAACCAACGATATAGAGGTTGCAATGGAATTAATGATTAATAACGTAGGATATGAAACTGCAAAGAACTATTTATCTAGAATCAATAAGATGTTGAGGTTCGCAGTACGAAAAGGATATTTAGAATCAAATCCTTGCTCCCCTGTTGAATTGGCTAAAAATCCAAACGAAAAGAAAGTCGAAATGAAATATTGGACTTTGGAACAATTCAATCTATTTATTCCTTACGTTGAAAATCCTTTGTATCATCTTCTATTTAACAATCAATTCTATATGGGGATGAGAATTGGCGAAACATTGGCTTTGACATGGGAAGATGTAGATTTAGAGAACAATACGATTGCAATTAAAAAAACATGGTCAAAAGATTTGCATAAAATCACGACTCCAAAAACTCCAAACAGTTATAGAACAATCACAATGCCCCAGTTCTTATCGGATGAATACAAAGAGTTTAAAGAGATGTTGGATGTTCCTGAGAAATCATTTGTATTCGGTATAGATATACCCGTATGCAATACAACAGTAAGAACGAGAATGAGAGAAGCTATTAAAATTGCAAACGAAAACAATGAAGAACAAATACCTATCATTCGTATACACGATTTAAGACACTCATGTGCAAGTTATATGATTGGCAATATGGTAAGAGATGGAAGCTCACATTTTAGCTTATATGACGTTGCAAAACGCTTAGGAGACAATCTAAACACTGTATTGAGTGTTTATGCACATTGGCTACCTCAAGCCGATAAAGGAATAGCTAAATTAATGGATAAAGATAAAGCACTAGATTAATTTCTAGTGTTTTTTTGTTGTAAAAAGAAAAACACACCCTTTAGCGAGTGTGCCTTCCATGAAATAGAGAGAGATGAAAATACAGTTGCCTATTTACAGGCACTTAAAGTTTATCATGTTTCGTTGCGGACGTTTTGTGCTGCCTCTAATTATCAGATGATTATTATTCATCAATTCCTCGTTGCTTTCGTATGGTGTCAACAAACATTATTACTGATTCTATATCGTTATCAGTTAAATCACATACTTTGTCGAATAATTCATTAAGAAGATTATGGCTAGATAATTTATTACATATGGTCTTTAATCGTATGTCTTGTTTGTTTGGTCGTTCTTCAACTTCATATCCAAGAAATACAAGTGGTGATACATTAAAAATTTCTGCCATTTTTTGAATTGTTGATCTTTTCAAATTTTCAACTCTTCCTTTTTCATATTTTGCTATCGCAGATTTCTGAACGCCTAATTTTTCTCCTAATTGTTCTTGTGTCCAATGGTTTTGTATACGTAGATTTTTAATCATTTCTCCTGTTTCCATTTTCATATACCTTTGTCAAATTATCGTGACCTCCTTATATATTGATTATAACAAATATGTATCGTGAAATTCAACTTACAGTTTAATAAGTTTCTAAAAAAGACACATTTTATGTTGCAAAAAGATAAAATAGTGATATACTATAAGTGTCTTAAAAAGACACCTCAAAAAAAGGCGGTGATAAAATGGATAAGAAAAAATTAAAGTCATTAATGGTATTAAATAATGATACAGGAAAAACATTATCTCAGTATTTAGGCATTTCTGAGCAAACTTTTTCCATGAAATTGAATGAAAAGAATGGTAGAAGTTTCACTAAAGATGAGGTGGAAGCAATATCTAATAAATACTCGTTAACGCCTCAAGAAATGGTATCTATTTTTTTTAAACATATAGTGTCTAAAAAAGACACAATTCAAATTTAACAATTTGCTACACATAAACAGAAAGGAAGGAGATTGAACAAATGAACAATCTACAATTATTTAATTTTGAAAACAATCAAGTAAGAACATTACTTATTAATGACGAGCCTTGGTTTGTTGGCAAGGACGTTGCAGACATCCTCGGATACCAAAACGGTAGTCGAGATATTAATAGGCACGTTCACGAGGAGGATAGGCAAAACTACCAAAACGGTACTTTTGATTCTCCAAGAGGAATGACAATCATTAATGAATCTGGATTATACGCTTTAATTTTTGGAAGTAAGTTGGAATCGGCAAAGAGATTCAAACATTGGGTAACATCAGAGGTCTTGCCACAAATCAGAAAAACAGGAAGTTATGCTACACCGCAACTTACAGGTGAAGAATTAATGGCTAAAGCCTTGATTGAAGCTAAGTCAGTAATGGAACGTCAAAACAAACAGATTATCGAGATGAAGCCAAAGGCTATCTTTGCAGATGCAGTTGCAACTAGTGATACTTCAATTCTAATTGGTGACCTAGCTAAATTAATCAAACAGAATGGAACAGATATTGGTCAAAAACGATTATTTGAAAGAATGCGAAATGATGGATATTTGATTAAGAAAGGCACTTCAAAAAATATGCCAACTCAAATGGCAATGGAAAAAGGATTGTTTGAAGTTAAAGAACGAACAATAAGTAATCCTGATGGTTCGACAAGAATCACGAGAACTACAAAAGTGACAGGCAGAGGTCAAATCTACTTCATAAATATGTTCAAAAAAGAATTGGCATAAAACGATAAGAAAGGGTGAATAAAATGGCAGAACCAAGTGGAAGAATGGATTCAATCAGTTTAATCCATGAATCAGTACAAGCGGAAGGAAGAGTTCTTGATGTACTAATCAGAAACGGATGTAGAAATGAAGATTTAAAAGAAGTATCAAACTTGCTTTCAATAATTTACGGATATGGATTTGAAGTTGGGAAAAGATGTGTAAAGGAATGAAAGTGTTGCTTGGATATAGAGACATCATGGAACTAGGTGTTTCTAAGAAAACCGCATACAAGATGTTGAATCTTATATGCGAATCTGAGGCTTACAAAAAGTCCAATCTATCCAAAGTGATAGATACAAAGAAAGTTCCAACAAAGTTATTTATCAGGATGTTTCCTGAGTTCAAAGAAAGGTGTGAACAACATGATGGATGTAGATGATTTAAGAGAGTTAGATGACAACAGATACATTGATGAAGATGAAGAGGAGGAAGAACAAGATGAGTACAGTTACGAAGACTACTGCTACGACTTCTGCAAAGCAGAAAGAGACGAAGAAGCCTGGTTCTAAATCAACCGCAAAGAAGAAAGCAGTTGAATTGGGTGATTGTATCACGCTTCCTTCTTTTGCTAACAACGAATACGAAACTCAGTATTCTATGGCGGTTAGAAGCCAAAAGCAAACGCATATGGTTAATCGAATGGCTAAGTTCAATTACATTTGTTCATTAATTTGTTTCTTGGTTTCTTTGGCTTTCATTGTGATAGCTAATTGGTACATAAGAGGTTTGTAAGAAAGGGGTAGTAAAGAATGAATCTTTACCAAGACACAGATAAATTCAGTGTTGAAAAGTATGGAAGTCATGAAGAATGGTTAAAAAAACGTGGACGTGGTATTGGTGGCTCGGATGCAGCGTGCTTCATGAATTTAAACCCATGGAAAACATTAAATCAGTTGTGGCACGATAAAAAATTCGGCTCACAACAGATTACAAATGATGCAATCGAATACGGAAATACTGCAGAGCCTTGTTTAAGAACGCTATTTCAAGCCAAACATCCTGAGTTAGATGTGCAATACATGGATAACGTAACGCTTGTTTCTAAAGAACATGAGTTCTTGAGATACAGTCCTGATGGATTGATTTACAACAAGGAAACCGGTGAAAGAGGAATCTTGGAAATCAAAACATCTAAGATAATCAATTCTCATAGTTTGCAGAAATGGGGCAGTAAAGGAAATGAAACAGTTCCTGATAACTATTATTGCCAAACTTTAGAGGGATTGATCGTTACGGATTTCGACTTTGTTATTTATTGTGCAGAGCTAAGATTTGCAGATGGTGATGCACGAATTATTGAGCGTTCATACAGAAAAGAAGAAGCACTAGACAGTATGAACGATCTAAAACAAGCAATGATAGAAAAATGGGATAGGTACTTCATAGGTGATGTAGAACCGCCTATCACATTGTCTATATAAAAAAATGGAGGATGAAAATATGGAATTTAATTTAGAGGTACGTGCACAAAACGGAAAAGTGTACACAAACGCAAGTGATTTATTACCTGCAATTCAAGAAGGATTGAAAGCTTACGATTACGTAGTTGATGAAAATAACTACAAGCAAGCTAAAACTGATAGAGCTTCTTTAAATAACTTAGTGAAAGTTGTATCTGATAAACGTAAGCAAGTTGAAAATGATGTATTCGCTCAGTGGTTGCAAGACAAGAAAGACATTATGCAAGTCGAAAAAACTATCAAAGCAACATCCGATAAATTGGGTGCTGGAATCAATGAAGTTGATAACGCAGAAAAAGAATTGAAGAAAAATCAGATTAAAGAGTTGTGGTTAAACATGACCAACAACAAATATCCTTTTGAACTGGTTTTTGAAGAAAGATATTTGAATAAGTCTGTTAAACCTAAAGAAATTGAAGAATCATTAAATAACAAGTTCTTGAAAGCCGAAGAACAACTATCTTTTATCGAAGCTTCACTTCCCGAAGATGAATTACAGGCAGAACAAGTTATCCAATTATTCTGTAAGACATTGGATTTAAGCAAAGCTACAGAGAGAATCAACGAAATTAAGGAAGCTAAAGCAAAACTTCAAGCTAAAGTAAATGCTCAGATTGAGCAATCTAAACAAGCTCAAATGGAAAGAGAAAATGCAGTTCCTTCTCAGACTCCATTTGAAACACCTCAGGCTCAAAATCTAACAGAGGCAAGAAGATATTGCGTGTTTAGATTTGAAGGACCTATAAGCGAATTACAAGCGTTTAATCCAATTTTGAATCAATTTATTAAAGAACATGATGTGAAAGTCAATATTTTAGAAAAAGGAGAATGTTAATTATGTTACAAAACAATATTGCAAAGAAAAATGACAATCAATTGGTAGAATTTTCTGCCAACGGAGAAAAAGTTAAATTATCTCCAGCTATCGTAAGAAATTATTTAGTAAATGGTAATGGTCAAATTACAGACCAAGAAGTTGTGTATTTCATTAATTTGTGTAAATCGCAAGGCTTGAATCCATTCATTAAAGACTGCTACTTAATCAAGTATGGAAGCACTTCACCAGCTCAAATGGTAGTTTCAAAAGATGTTTTCTTGAAACGTGCCGAAAGAAATTCAGAGTTTGATGGTTTAGATGCAGGAATTATCGTAATTAATAATGAAAGTGGTGAGTTAACTTACCGAAAAGGTGCTTTCTACTTGAAAGATCGTGAAGAAGTTGTCGGTGGATGGGCAGATGTATTTAGAAAGAATATTTCTCATCCAACTCACATTGAAGTGCCTGTTGAAGAATACGCAGGAAGAACTAAGGATGGAAAACTTAACTCACAATGGGCGTCTAAAATGGCTACAATGATTCGTAAAGTTGCGATTACTCAAGCACTAAGAGAAACATTCCCTAATGATTTCCAACAGATGTATTCAGAGGAAGAAATGAATGTGGATATGAAATTGGATGAAACTCCAATCCAACAACCAACACAAACAATTGAGCAAGCACCTGTTCAACCACAAACATATTCGCAACCCGAAGAACCGCAACCAGAAGGTGTAAGTCTTGTATAAATCAAAACGTAGCCAAGCTACAGATATTCCTAAATCAGTTAAAGATATTGTATGGGAAAGAGATGGGAGAATGTGTATCTTTTGCGGTTCTCCCTTCGCATTTCCCGAAGCACACGTAATTCCAAGATCGCAAGCAGGACTTGGAGTAGAGAAAAACATTATTACAGTGTGTAGAAGATGCCACAATCTTTTAGACCAAAGCACAAAGAGAGAGAAAATGCTAGGAATTGCCAAAAGATATTTAGAACGTATCTACGGAAACATTGATGAATCAGAGGTGAAATATAATGCTAAGTCAAAATGAACTGTTGTTTAAATATAATCCATTCAAAGTTAAGTATTGGAAAGATGAAGAAATCCAAGAGCAACTTTCAATCTTAGTTGATGCATATATTCCTGATGAAAGTGCAGTAATGGAAATGGCATTAAACGTAGAAAACCTTGCAAATCAAATGTTCTTAATTGGTGAAATGATGGCTAGATTACAGGAACAATCGAACATTCTTAAAGCAGATATTGAAAATAAAATGACAAACGCAATTTATGTTGAGCGAAGCACTTGGGAGCGTGACCATGACGGAAAAGCACCAAGTATTAAATTCTTTGAAGCACTAGCTTGTCAAAAAGTAGCTGATGAAAGAACTAAGCTTGCGAAAGTTGATTCTGATTTAAAACGTTTCAAAACTGCTTATGAAAGTATCGAAGCAAAGATGAATGCGACTAAGAAAAAAATCGAGGTCACTAAGTTTGAAATCGGAGGTGCATAGGGTGATTTTAGGTATTGATCCAGCAAATGAATACAGTGCATTTGTTGTTGTAGAGAATGATTTATCGGCAGTTGTAGATAAAGGAAAAATTCCTAACAAAGAATTGCAAGGTAAAATCTCAAATTGGAAAGCAGAGAATTATCCAATTGATTATGTAGCGATTGAAGGAATACAAAGTTTCGGTATGCCTGTAGGTCAAACAACATTTGAAACTTGTTACTTTATAGGGCGTTTATTAGAGCAATTTGAAGCTTTCGATATTGAACCAACATTAATATACCGAAGTGAAGAAAAAATGACTCTATGTCACTCTATGAAAGCGACAGATGCAACTATTAGACAAGCTTTGATTGATTTGTTTGCTAAAGACACTCCAAACAAGGGAAAAGGTACAAAAAAAGAGCCTGGATATTTCTACGGATTTAAAGCAGACATTTGGAGTGCATTTAGTGTCGCAACAACGTTTCATACAAAGTACATAGGTACAGAATGTTAGGAGGTGTTAAGAGTGAAATACACGATTTTAGGTTTTAACCAAGAAAAAGCTCTTGAGTTGGGATTTGATGTTGAGGATTTGTTAATTATTAGATGGTTCGTTGATTTTTACAGTAGCTCTAAAATGATAAAAATGAATGTCGGTGATAAAACATACGCATGGGTTAATTACTCAGGGGTTATTAAAGATATACCTATCTTGAACATGAAGAAAGACACGTTATCTAGACGCATGAAAAAGATATGTGAAACAGGAATCATGGAACACGAAACTCTTAAACAAGGCGGAACATTTTCTTTATACAAACTAACAGATAAGTACGATCAATTAATCAGTACGGATAAAAAAACTGATGGTACGGAAAAAATTCCCGAAGGGTACGGAAAAAAATCCCAACCCGTTACGGATAAAAATCCCGAACAAAATATTAATCTATTAAATAACAATTCTATTAAAGATATTAATACATATAGTACCAAAGAAGAATTACTACATCCCAAAAATGAAGATGTAGGGAAAAATAGCAAAAAAGAAAGTGTTAATTCTGTTATTGCAGAGTATACAGAAAACAAAGATTTGCAAGATGCATTGCATGACTTTGTAGATATGCGTACTAAAGCAAGAAAACCTTTGACTGTTAGAGCTATGAAATTGTCTTTAAATGAATTAGATAAATTGGCAGTAGATGATGTTACCAAGATTGCTATTGTAAATCAGAGCATTGTACATAGCTGGTTAACATTCTACAAATTGCAGAACAATAACGGTGGTCAAAGACAATTGACGAGAAAAGAAATGGGGTATGCATTTTGACATTAGAAGAAACTGAAAGAATCTTACAAGTGCTAAGAATCAATTATCCTATGAGTTACAAAAACATGACTCAGGAAGATACGCAAGCCTATTTAAAACTTTGGCAGGTGTCTTTCAAAGATTATGAATACTTGGTTGTAGCAAATGCAGTCAATCAAATTATCCAAAGTGATACAAGAGAGTTTGCTCCAAACGTAGCACAAGTAAAAACAAGAATCAGTAAAACTGCTATTGGAAAAACTAAAGAGTGCGGAGAAGCTTGGGAAATCGTTTTAAGGAACGCAAAGTGCGACCCTCATACTAGTAAGGTAAACTACGATAAACTGCCTAGAAACATTCAGAAAGCACTCGGAGGGAGCTATCTGTTAAGAGATATTGCGTGGAGTAATAAAAAAGACTTGCAATATTACAGAGATAGATTTTTACAAGCTTATAAAGAGGTTTGTGAAGAAGAAGTACAGTTATTAAATTCAGGTCAAATCAGTTTAGAAATGTATCAACAACACGATCAATTACCTGCACCTCCAAAAAAGGAGGAAGGTATGAAAATGTTGGGAGATTTGATGAACGGATAAGAAAGGGAGGGGTAGTAAGTGCAATATTATATGTTGGAAAAAAATGATATATCAGTTGTACGTGGAATCGTATCTTCAAAAGATGTAATGAGGGAATTGGGCATTACAAACGCTCAGTTCCATAAGATGTTGAGAAACGAGGAAACATACAAAGGATGTATTCTTCTTCCTGTTGAAACGGATGAGGAAGAAAGAAGAAAAGTAACAAGTCAAGATGATGAACAATTCCAACTACTGGGCGAAAGTAAAACAGGAATCAGATATTACATTACAAGTTATTTAAGAGTTGTTTCTGTTGATTTAAAAGGAAAACAAAGGGAAATGAAAGCTAAAAAGGAAACGGAATCAATTTACAGAGTTGTAGTGAACTTTAAAGAAGGGAAACGATACTTGAATGTATTGTTTGAAGCCTACAAAGCTTTCGTTGGGGAAATAGAAAAGAATGATTCTATCGTTTGGGACGGAGAAATGAAAATTGAAAACCTAAGAGTTATCAAACTAGCTCAGACTCAAGGGCTAAGAAACAAAAAGAAAGTGAGAATAGGCGATACAGTTTATTCTTCAATTGCCGAGTGTGCTAGAAAGAATTTCATTTCTAAATCACATATGTATCAGATGATAGAAGGAATCAGACCTAATTCAATAGGTGTTGAATTTGTATAAAGGAGTTTAAAAGAAATGAACAGAGTTATTTTATCAGGCGAAATCGGTAGCGATATTGTTTTAAAGAAAACAGCTACAGGACAAAGCCTATGTAACTTCTCAATTGAAGTTAAAGAAAAAGGAAAGAACGGACAAGAGTTTAAATCTTTCTTCGATTGTACTGCGTGGGGAGAAAATGCAGAACATATTAATCAATATGGATTCAGAGGGCAACATATCGCAGTTGACGGAAAGCTTCAGAAAAGCTCATACACGAACAAAGAGAATCAGAAGGTGTATAAGACTAGCGTTTACGTTATGGACGTAGAATTAGCTTTAAATAATGCGACAATGCCACAAACACAAGCTTATCAAAAAACGCAACAACAGATGCAGCAACCACAAACAGTACCATTTACAAATCAAGTAAATTATCAATCATATCCTGAACATTATGATAATGACGAAGGGATGCCATTCTAGATGATTGCGAAAAGATATGATGATGAACTTATGTACAGTGTTCAAAGATGTGATGATGATAGTTCTAACAAATACAAATACTGTACAAAAGATGGGAAACTGGCTTTTAAAAAGCCTGGTAAAGACTTTCTAGGGGTAACAAAGCAAAACTACAAGAATGTGTATGTTATCAAGGGAGAAATTTACATTGGAGAATATCTGAAATGAAATTGTATAACATGAATTGTTTGGATTATCTCAAGTCTGAACAATTCCAAAAGGATGTCGGGGGGGGGGCAGGCTTTAATAGTCACTGATCCTCCGTTCAATGTTGGCTATCACTACAATACATACAAAGACAAAATGAGCGAACAAGAGTATTTATATTTCTTAAATCAAGTGTTTACGACAAATAACACTCCATACGTTGTAATACATTATCCTGAATCGCTATACAAGATAGCGTTGTATAACGGAGATGTGCCAACAAGAGTTTGCTCATGGGTATATAACTCAAACACTGCAAAGCAGCATAGAGACATTGCTTTCTTTGGTGTTGAGCCTAATTTCAAGCAAGTGCTTCAACCATATAAAAACCCAAACGACAAAAGAATCAAAAAGAGAATAGAGGAAGGCAAACTAGGGTGCAAGCTTTACGATTGGTGGAATGTAAACCAAGTTAAGAATGTATCAAAGGTTAAAACTAAGCACCCATGCCAAATGCCTTTAGAGGTTATGAAAAAGGTTGTAGGTATTTTGCCTAAAGACTCTATTATAATTGACCCTTTTATGGGTAGTGGAACGACAGGAGTTGCCTGTAAAGAATTAGGATATGAGTTTATTGGATGTGAAATAGATAGTGAGTATTTCGACATTGCAAAAGAAAGACTTGAGGAAATCAAATTATTTTAAACTATTAAGCCAAAAACATGGATAACGTTTACGGAAGATTCGCTTCATTCTTTAAAAACTACGAATTAAAAGAAGCGGACAAATATATTAAACGTGTGTTTCCAAACGCTGAGTTTTATTTAGATTACGAGCACGTATTAGTTTTTGAAAGAATAGGAGAAGATGAAGAAATTGGTCTTGATTATCATACAGTTATAAACGGAGTTGCTTATGATGGGACGTTCACAAGCAATTATAACGAGTTAGTTAAATATTTTGATGAATCAGATTATGAGAAAAAGAAATCCAAAGTATTTACGTGCAATGGTAAAAAGTATGAGCAAGAAACATTGTTTTAAAAGCAGAAATGGAGGAACAAGAATGAACGAACATCAAAAGCGAGTGAAGATTGAATTATTCAACGATCACTTTGAAAATGCTAAAAGATACCAAATCCCACGAGCCCAATTAATTATTGCAGATATACCGTATAACATTGGTAAAAATGCATATGGTAGCAGAAGTGATTGGTACGTGGGGGGGG